TGCATGTAACTATAGTTGCACCTGCAACTGTAACTATGGTTGTACTTGTAACTGTAACTACTGTACTTGTGCATGTAACTACTGTACTTGTAACTGTAACTATAATTGTACTTGTAACTGTAACTATTAATAAAAAGATTGGATAACACAAGCATCGTTATCCAATCTTTTTGATATGATGAGAATACGATTATTGTGTATATGGATGGGGTCAATTAGTGGTGAATTTACCACTATAGTGGACCTATATCATAATCTTAGAGGTTTTGGTGTAAATGTAGAGTTAGGCATTTTTGTGGACAACAAAAAACTAACACATAATTGTATTAGACACTTGATACAAAACAATAATCGTGATTTATTAAAAAATATAACAATAGAGAATACATTCGAATCTGATCTGATAATATGCACATCATCACTAGTATTCAATAAAAGTATTATCATAAGTTCCGAAAATCTATTTATATTGGATACCCTGGATCTGGTAAAAAATGATTATATACTACCAGAGATATGTTGTAAAAGTGTTACTTTATTTTCGAATCCCGCTAATATTACTGATAAAATTCCGTTTAATCAAATAGAGTATTATCATAAGTTTAGTAAGGAGAGATTGGATAACCCGCCGGTATATTATAAAACAGTTTTGAATGGGATAAAATATGAAAAATTTATTTTGGATTGCTATGTATATAATAGAGTTCTAAAAAAGGAAGCAAACATAAAGCCTGGAGAATTTTTTGAAAACATAGGAAAAAGAATATTTGAACACTTGTATTATGATAAATATGTTGTGTATGAGTGTGATGGTGCTGTTAAACCTGACGGTTTATACTATTATCTAAAATTATTTGATATTGATGGGTTTATTAAACATTCCCCGTTACTAATCCCTAAACAAATGGTTATCCAAAAACTTTTTATGAATGGGGATGACAAACTTTTAAATGAGATCTGTAGTTTATGATGTTGGTTGAAAGTATAACAATATAGGAGATTTACAAAATGAGCAAACATCTTTTTATTATAAATGACAGTGGGGATACTTATACCATTACCGGTACAAGAATGGAAATGGATGATAGTTTTACCGTAGATCCGGAATTGTACTTTGAGACAGCCCAGGAAGATTTTTATTATATGGTGCGAGATCTAGTTAATGGGGATAACGATGTAAAATTTCTTAAAAGTGTTGCCAGGGGGGCCTTAACATTCGAGGGACTTATGGTCACCCCTATAGATTCACTCAAACTGCATAAGGCGAGAGTGATGGCAAAAGGAAAGCATCTATTGAAGCAACGCTGTGACTTTATAGTGCAATTCGATTTCTTCGAATTTAGTGTTCTAAATAACAAGTTTGTGGATGCAGGGTATATTATAACGGATGCCAATAGAGAGGCAAAATACCTTGAGATTATTAACACAGGGAATGAGGATCTAATTAACCAACTGGATGCTTATTTGGAGTGCAAGGATCGTATATCCGTTTCTGTTCATAACTATAACAATTTTGTGACATTTAGGGATAGTATTGATGTGTCCACCAATACACTAGAGGTGGATGCCGTATTTACAGCATTCGCTGCTCTATACAACTAGATTGAAGAAGTATCTACTAATATCTCATAAGTATGGTGAGTTAAAAAGAGGTGCTTTTTTAACATCAAATAGATTTGTTAATTCCTATTCTGAGTATCTGGATTATAAACTTGATCTGGATGCTCAGAATTTAGAAGAGTTAAACTGTGTATATAAGAGGTTAGTTTTTACAACACAAGTTATAGATAACTATAGGATAAAATTAAGTTTTTCTCGATTGAGAAACCTAAACTATATACTATTTCTCAGATCAAACCAAAACCCATTGATATACAATTCGTGTAGCAATGGGTTTCACTACTATAAAACTTATAAAAATATTAAGTTTTATGTCCCATCTATCACCGATTTCCCCAAAGTTGAAAATATAGTTGAGCATAATATACCTTGTTTGGGTTTTTATGTTAGGAGAAATGTTACCCCGGATTCGTTGCTATATATCGATAATTTCCTAAAAAACCTAAACCGTTTGGTGGATGTGTATGTTATGGGAGATACGGCCCCAGAGTTTCTAAAACACCGATGTGTAAAGACATATAACCATACATATGATCAGTTTGAGTTTTTTAGTAATATTTCTCACTATATATATCCTGCATCAAAATACTTTCAAGACCCGTTCCCCAATAGTGTCTTGGAAGCCGCTCAAACGGGGGCCCAGATCATATTCCCCACAATACAAGGCAGAAACCATCTTGATGGTATCGATGATATTAAAGATTGTATTAAGTGGCATAAGGAATTTAACCCAGATGTAGAGTATGATAACTCTAAGTGTATTCTGACGGATCAGACATTTAGAAAATTCTACTTACGTTTGTTTGATAACAACTTTGAATATTCATTTGATAGAAGTAGATATAAATATTTTTCTGACTGGATAGAAAGAGAGGTCATGTGAACGCCATACTATTTTATAATTATCTTAATGGTATACATGGTGGGGTTTTAGATTTTATAGAGTTTTATCTGTGCATGCTGGAGCAAAACAGTGATGTTAAGATGCTCATTATAAACTACAACCAGGGGTTTAGAAAAGCTTTAACAGAGTTGATATATGATAGGTATGATGTCTCTGGGTTGGATTTTGAAAAAAATATCATAGGGATTGACTGTAGAGATTTGCTAAGAATAAAATTTAACAGACTATTAGTGCATGATTATGGTACTATATATAAAGTTAGAGGATTGGTTAATATTATAAACAATGAATCAAAAATTTTCGTTGTTTCGGAATTACATACAGATAATCCAAAATATGTTATAGATAAGTCTTTGTATCCAGAGGATTGTGTTGTTTATTATGGGGAAATGCCTTTTGTCTATAAGGATGTTCACTATAATCATAAGTTTTTATTTTCAAGATACAAACCACTACAGAGGGTTGATTCTGCTATATTTCTGCATTCCCCTAACAGTAATGACTATGGGTTTATAAAAAATTATAAAAGTATATTTGGGAATAGAAGAATTGTATTTAAAACATCCAAACATAAAAACAACCTGTTTGAGTTATTTGACACCTTTGTATATTTTCACGCCGATAAGTGGTTCGATCCAAGGCCGAGATTGATGCATGAGTGTTTCTTTTATGGTAAAGAGATTGTTTATATTAATGAGCCTGGGTGTGTGGATGGTAGTCATTTTAGATATAACGACCTGATGAATAATGGCATTTCTAACAGGTATCTAACCAAAGATGATGAGATAGTTAGAGAGTTTATATAGTTATTATGAATAAACCAATACTGATGATTCATGAGTTCAAAGAATGCTATTGGTCTATACCATTACAGGACTATATTTTATCATTTGATGATGGACTATACTCCCCATTTTTGCTTTTAGATAGGTTGTTAGGGTTAAACACTCCACTAATTTTCAGTATATCAACAAATATTATTTGTTCTGAGGGTGATAAACAATCTGAAGAAGTTATCGGAAGTAACCTTGCACACAAAAAAGCATTCAATAAAAATTTTGAGAATTACTTGAAGTGGAGTCAGATAAAAGAGATAGAAAAAAATAGTATATGTGCTATATCGGGACATGGGCATAATCACATTAATATATCCAGCACCCATGGTCTTTATATGAAAATATCACTTATAAAGGCCGATACAGAAGAAATGATAAAGACATTTATGGGTGTTTTGGGGTATATTCCCACGACATTTTGTTTTCCTTATAATTATGAGAATGTTGTTTATAGGGAATTAATGAAGAGAAACTATGGGTTTACTCACCTTTTAGGGAAAGATAGAATAGATATAGACAATATTGTATAAGGAAATGTGATGAAATTGTATTTTTTAGAGTTTATTTTGACGACCAAGTGCAATCAACAGTGTGAATACTGTAATGTGTTTAATATAAACCCCAAAGAAACCAAATTAGAAGTGGATATAGATTTTTTAAAATACATTCTTAAACTTATACCTAACAATACGATAATAGAATTTTGTGGAGGGGAGCCTGGACTGCTATCTAATCTGGATGATGCATTTAGACTGGCTGTATCTAACCCTAAAGTAGAGATTGTTCAAGTGATGTCTAATGGTCTGGTTCGTTTAAATGGGTATGATTGGTTGGATAGAAAAAATGTTTGGTATTTCGAGCATCTGATTCAAGATATCGATGGTTTAGAGATAAAAAAGTTTTATAACAACCTTGATTTTGTAGAGTCCCCAGGATGGAAGTATGTGATAGTTACCACGTATAGAACCACAAGATCACTATTGACACACTTTGACCACTACAAGGATCTTGGAATGTTTGGTGATATGTTCTGGTATAAAATGATGAACCCAAAGGTTTATGGGATAGAACCATTCCTTCCAGATATAAAAGAGTTTTTTAATATGTTAGGTAAAGAATGTGATAATCATTATATTCTGGACTCTTTGTGTAAGATAGATAGTATAACATCCCCCACAATCAACAATACCGCATTAAAATATACATGTGGGTTAAACAGTCCTCAACCAACAATAAACTTTGAAACAAAAGAGATTTTTCATTGTGGGGCATTTTTAGGCCCAAGCAAACGATATCCATTTACAGAGGAAAATTTCATAAAGCATCTTCATTGTGATCTGTTTACTAATATGGAGAACTATTGCAAAAGCTGCTACATATATATGGATAATGTGGCACACTCAATAATATCTTGTAGAAAAGGTGATTTTTATAACTTCTCAACAATGGAGATCTATAAATGATAAACGAAGCTTCTGATATATGGAAATATACTAAGAAGTGGGGGGTGCATCTATACAAACCTTATCTAAAAGAGATTTGGATTGATGGTTTGGTGGATATGCTAAGAACTAACCCCATATCAAATTTTGGATTTAGACAAGAGTTTGAGGCCAGCCTTGCCAGATATTGTAAGTGTGAATACTCTATTGCCGTTAATAGTGGGACATCCGCTATTTTGATAGGTATGATGGCTATTGGACTGAAACACGGTGATACAGTGGTCGGTCCTGGCTATGGTAACATTGCATGGATAAATTGCTGTAGGTTCCTGGGTATCAATGTAGTGGCACTAGATGTGAGACAAGATAATCTATGCCTTGATGAGTGTTTACTTGATGAGTATCTAACATTAAATCCAGATAAGGTAAGTGCCGTCTGTTATATAAATCAGGGAGGGTATACTGGACCTCAGTTAACTGATCTTAGTATGATATGTAAGAGGCATGGTGTTATTCTATTAGAAGATTCGTGTAATGCCATAGGGCAGTGGTGTGATGGTAAACACGCAGGAACAACAGGGGATATCGGATTTATATCATTTGGGTCACCCAAATTGTTAACCTGTGGTGAGGGTGGAGCAGTATTAGTTAATGATAAAAACTTATATAATATTTGTAGTGATATAGCATATCAGGGTGGCTGGTATGATTATCCGATGCATACAAAACTGAATATAGGACTAAACTTTGTAATGCCGGTTCATAACGCCTATTTTCTTAGCAAACAACTTGAGGATATAGATGAATTGTTACTAATGAGAAAGAGGGTTTGTGATTTATATTTAAGTTATGGTATTAATATACAGAGATTTCACCAACCACCATCCATATATGAGTATTATTCAAAAAATCCGTCTAAGACTCTGATTGCCGGAAAAAATCTAAAAGTTCAACTTCTACATAAATCATATACATCTGTTGGTGATATAGTAAATAGTGAGAAGATAGATACTCCGGTATCCAGATCACTAGAAGATCATATTATCACCCTTCCGTCATCTTTAGATCTGGATGATAACTCTATGAATATGATTGTAGCGTCCATTAAAATGGGGAACAGATGATTATTTGTATAGATCTGGTACCTACAGAGATATGTGGTTGGAATTGTAATTATTGTGTATTTCCTTTGGTGCATAACCCAAAGCATACTAGTGTGGAGATAATAGATAGGCATTATCTATATATAAGGGATATAGTAAATCTTTTAAAGAGAAGTAGAATAGATGTTCAGTTATATTTGCAGGGGGGAGAAGTTGGTGAGTTACCAGAAGATATAATTGAGTATATCCTGAGTAGGATAGATAGTGAGATAACAATTTCCACCAATGGATTGTTTATGAAGAAAAACTATCATAAAAATCCTAACATAAAAAAATATATTAAGCAGATATTATGGCATGTTACTCCAGACTGTGAGTTGGTAGATGTTGATGATGTTGATGATGTTGATGACGATATAAAGATTGTTAGAGGTGTGGTTCATAAGGATGAGGAGTGTATTAATAATTTTGTTAAATTTACCAAGTTGAATATAGAGTATTCAAAAATAGAGAATCCACTATCGGAGAGGTCTATTATACCATATAACATAATTGACCAATGTAGAAGTTATCATAATTATATAACGATAGATCTGGTGAATGAAAAACTTTGTTTATGCATAAGAAATTTTAACAAAATAACCATACCGTTGAATAAAAGTAATATAATAAAATTGCTAAAATCCTTTCCAAAAGATGTTTATGATTTGCCAAGTATAGAGAAAAGTTCGTGTTATTCGTGTTGTAGGTTATGTAGTGATAGAGCAAATAATAAAATATTCGAAAATAGGGTAAAATTGATGAGTATATTTAAGGATCTAAAATAATGAGAACCTATTTGAATATCGGTCCTGGTAGATCAGGGACATCATCGTTTTATAATATGTGTGCAAAAATAGAGAAATTTAATATCGGAAAAATTAAAGAGCCTTTAAATGATAATATAGAATTGAATGGTGTTGGTGGGTACAGTTTTGATACTAAAAATTATATAGATAATTGGGGGGAGGTTAGTGAGGATTCCATTTTACTAGATGCATCAGGACAAATCATTTTTGCTGTGAATAAAGAATCATTTAGGTCGTATATGTTAAGGTATGTTGATAGGCTTTGTTTCATATGCTTGGTTAGAGATCCAGAAAAATATTATATATCCAAAATTTATAATAATTATTTGGTGGAGATATTGGAGAAAAAAAACATTCACCAAAAATATCTCGATTTTTTACTATATCGTGAGAGAATAAAGCTTAATATTGCGGAGATGGTTGATGATATAGATAGAATTTTTAGTGATGAGGAATATTTAAGACACTACTCTTACAGTAATATAATAATTCAAGCCCAAAAAATATTTAAGGATGATGAGATTATAATTATTCCTATAGAGTTATTTGATAACCACAAAAAGAGATTATCAGATTTTTTAGAAGTAGATTTTACTAATATGGCCTTTCCTCATGAGAATAAAACAAGAAAGGCCGAAACTGAGAAATTAAATATCCTAAGAGATATTATAAGTTATCGTTCTAAAATGAGTGATTTGCTGCATAAGATTATAGAAGAAGACTTAAAAAATATAAAAGGATATTACTTTGAATAAAAAACTGTTACTATTTGATGCTCCTATGGGGTTCTTAACATATCCAAAGTTTATATATAATAATCTTAATGGTTTGCCTTTAGATGATGGTTATAATATTTTGGACTTCAGATGTTTGTATGATATGAACCATCAAAGAAAGTTTAGGTTTACAAAAAGAGGGGCTAATGAGATATGCTCTCATTGCAAAACCCTTGGTTATGATATAGTTCACTATGATTTTGATGCCAGACTAATAAAAAAGTTTGGAAATATATCATTATATTTGGACGAACTAACCCACTTTTATGCATCTGACGATGAGTTTGATATAGACTATATTAATCCAGTATGTGAGATGTTGTTTTCTGAGTTTAATTATGATAAGGATTATGAATTTCTTTTATGCTCTCTACAAAGAGAAACTTTTTGCTGCAAATATATAACCGAGTTTCAGATTAGGTTTACTCTATCTCTACTAAAATATTTAAAAAGAGAGTATAAAAATGTTAATATTATAGTTGGTGGGGATGCTTGCGCATATACCGGGGATGATCTTTCTGCAAAACCTTGTTTAGAAAATTCATACATTACAAATCTATATTCATATAAAAGTGATCCATTTATAGATAAGATAGTGATAGGTAGTGTATCTCTGGATACAATGACGAATATTCTTGAGGATGAGAGTGATACAGACCACTCAATTAATGATTATCCAGATATCACATACCCATCCCATAAACCCGTTCCTATTAGTAATATAGAGGATCTAAGATACTCTTACAAGTTTATTTTTAATCATTTTGGGTTTGAGATTCCAGATAAGAAATTCGAGAATGAGTATATCCAACAGGCTGAGTGCAAGATAGTGTTGGGGTGTGTTGGACAGTGCGGGTTTTGTAGAACAGAGCACAAGGTTCAACTATTACCGTTTGAAAAGACTACTGATCTACTAATGAGTTATATGGATCAGGGGTATAATTCATTTTTCTTTTTAAATGATGCTATAAACCCCATAGCAGAAGACTTGTGTAATTGGATATCTAGGAATAATATAAAAATTCACTGGAGTGATGATACCAGGCATTCATATGATAAGGGATACTATGATATGTTATTTGAGTCTGGTTGTAAAATCTTAAATTTTGGGTGTGAATCATTTGATAATGATTTACTGAGATATATTAGGAAGGGTGTCACTTCTGATAAGATGTTAGAGAGTCTTTCTTTAAGCCATGATTCTAATGTATGGAATATAATAAATCTTATAATAAGGTTACCATATTCAAAACCTAATGATATAGATAATAGTGTCAGGGTTGTTTTGGAGAATGAGTCTATTATAGACAAGATATTATTTAATAGTTTTTATATATCACCTGGCAGTCCTTTTCATTATTTTCCAAAGAAGTTTAATCTTAGAGTTCTTCCTGTTAAATGTCTAACAGGTGGGTATATGTATAGGGAATTAAACGGTAGAGGTTATAATCAAATATTAGAAGAAGCTACTATTAACTATTATCCTAAAGAGTTTATAAACAAGAATTATTTGATAGAGGTTCCTCAACATTTATTATTTGCCCTGTATGATATTTTTAAAACCAAAGATAAGGTTAAGAATTGGTTGATTGATAACTACTATAGGAAGATGGGGGGTGATTTTAAGAACATACCCCCTATATTATGAAAGATAAAATTAACAGATACATAACATATGGTTGCTCTAAAGAATTTCCATCAATAATCCCGGTTAAAAAGACAGATTTATCATTCCAGGAGTGTAAGAGGGTACTTTTAGATATAACAAATGAGGTTATCGAGGATAATATAAAAGATCCACAAAATTCTATTTTTCAATGTAGTGGTGGGTTTGACTCTAGTATCATCATTAGTAAGTTTGAAAATGTAAAAACTTTTTGCACATGCGATGATTCGATGAATGATCACAAATACTCTTATATGGCGTCAGATCATTTTAGGACAAAGCATCAGTTCATAAGTGAAGATGAACTGACAGATGGGATAAGCATAGAAAAATTATTGATTGAGATCAATGGTATCAATAGTAACCCAAGGGGGTATATTAATGATTTAGGTCTTTATTTGTTTGTAAAAAGAATCAAAGAACAAACTGATACGATAGTGGGCGGTGAGGGTGTAGAACTGATGTATTTGGGTTATAGCAGTATGTTTATGAACCCTATTCATGCGTCTGTGTGGTTTAAGGATTATGATATCGAAAAAGCCAACGAATATTCAAAAGAGAGAAGAGTTTTAACCTCCTCTATAAGTATTGACCCTATAAAGCTTTTAAATGTAAGAAAACATAAGGGGTTTACTAGTAAAAATTATTTTAATTTGATGGAGTGGTGGTCTACAGGATTTAGCACGAAGGATATAGTTGACCTTGGCATGGAAGCAGTACAGCCGCCAGATCTTTGTTTTTTCGATTACATCAATTATGTGTTTAGATGGTATGGTGACGAGTTCTATTTTGATAGAAGATTGGAGTATGCCAACCATTTCGGATTAAAATGGGTATCTCCATTTTTAGATAAAAGATTTGTTGACTTCAGTTTAACCTTACCTATAGAGATGAGGAACTGCTGTGGTCAGATAAAGTATATAATGTATGAGTCTTTGGGTCATATGTTGCCGAGATTTATTATAGACAGACCAAAAGAGGGCTTGGTTTTAAGTTTCGGGTTTTATTTGAAAAGAAGGGATGAAATATATAGTTTGGTGTCTAAGTATTTGGACACACCAAATGCAATGATATATGAGTATTTGGATTATGCAGTGGTAAAAAAAATATTGTCTCAATTTATGGTTCAGTTTGATTTTACATATTTGAGAAAGGTGTGGATGCTTTTAAATTTGGAAATGTGGTTATTACAGAGAGGCTATAATGAAGTACGAATTAGTGAAATTGGAACCATTAAAAAATGATACAACATTCAACCAGACAATAGATGTATTTGAGCGGGCGTCTATATATTTCCCAAACGTAGTGAGAATGTGGGTTGGACTGAATGACATAGACAACAACTATTTAGAATTTTCTGCGGCACGCAATGGCGTATATAATGACTATGGGTATCATAAAGGCACTAGAACCTTTGCTAGTACATGTGTTGGTTCTGCCGATAAGTTAAGATTGGTGATATTGGTAGCTCAAGGGATAAACAAAAATCAGATTATATACACCGATCTCAAGTCACACCTCCCTCACACCAATATATATAATGTTTCATTTGAGAGATCATGTAGAATAGAGTATAAAAATCAATATCATCATTTTGTTTCTGGAACTGCTAGTATAGATAAGAATGGGGATGTTCTTCATTTGGGTGATGTGGTAGGCCAGGTTAGAAGGTTGTGGGAAGTTATAGGCGGTTTATTGCATGCACAGTGTGCTGGTCTAAATGATATAATATTTATAGGGTGTTATATTAGAAACGAAAATGATATTGACATTGTAAAAAATGAGATAGAATCTATGGGTTTTATAAACCCAAGCATAGATATATGCTATAATCATGCAGAGATATGTAGAAAGGATTGGTTGGTGGAGTGCGAGTGCTTTGCGGTAACATATAAAAGTTAAAATGTTATGAATTTTTATACTAAAATAAAAGCTGTATTGGATGTGGAGATAACTATTAAGCATTTTGAGTTCGATATAAATCTCTCAAAAGAGTTTCCATCACCGGTCTTATTCTATTTGAGTAGTGACTACACATTTCTTACAACATATGTGAAAGTTGATTTTAGTGGAAATACACTAACATACTATAGGTTACTTTCTGATAGTAATCTAACTATAGCTAAAGACCATAATATTGTAGAATCTTCTGTGCATTCTTCTCTTAGTATTGGTGATAAAGGATTTTTTAATTTTTATTCACTAGATCCATTTCATCCAAATAATATAATAACATTTATAGATTTTGAGACCTCAAAGTGCCTGGTGTTTTCCGCTGATGATATATTTGGTGGTGAGTATGATTATATAAATGAGAGTGCTGGATTGGACCATACAAGACCTGGATACTTTTTTCTCGGAGTTAAGACTAGGGGCATAGACAAATACGAAATATATTCATGCTCTTTTGATCTCAAAGACAAAGTTAGAGTATTAGATGTTGGTGATAGAAGGTATTCACCTCACGATATTAAAGAGTTTGGTGGTGTTATATTTTCCACAGAATTTTTCGATCAAAGATTTAGAACAGAAGATGGGTTGGTGTTTAATGATGGTATAGAGCTATATAGAAAATTCACCACTAAGTCCATTAAACCGTACCTAGCATATGAGTTATTTAAACGAAAGTTTAAACTAGAACCACTGGAAGGAAAACTTTTAGTGTATGATACAACTCAAAGAGATTCTGTTTCTAAGTTTCTAAGTACAAGTTTTTGTCCTGCTCATATCGAAACTATTGATGATGGGATGTATATATCATCTCATAATTTTGCAATGCTGGGGGGAAGAATAGTTTATTTGGATAGAGCTGCAATAGATCTGTATAAAGTTGTGGATGGTGACATAAAACTTATAAAAAAATTTCAAGATCCTATGGGGTTTAGATTTACTGCCCACAAAGCATTTAAACGAAATGGTAATCCGTATATTGTAACTATCGGACATCCAAACAGATTATTTTTGATTGATGGCACTTCTATGGAAGAGGTTGATCACATAGACCTTGGAGGTAAAAATCTTTTGGGTAGTATGGGGGATATCAGAACTTTTCTAAATTCTACAGACCTGTATGATAATTATGATCCGTTGAGATTTTCTACTATGGAGGTATCTATATGTGGTAATTATTTGATCTACTGGGATACTACAAGTGTTCACCTTTTAAATACAGAGACATTCGAAACACAGCCTATAGTGAACTTCTTTGTTGAGGGATTTAGACAAAAGACATTTCACTCTACTTTATTATGAATTTATATTATATAAAATCAGAATTAAGGAGATATAGACCACTAGGGGTGATGTTATCAGAGTATTTGAATATCCCGTTAAGTATGGTCAGTGAAAACGATGCTATGGGTATCATTAAGAAGGGTGATATCGTCTATTATGAGTTTGGGGTGGATAACAACTATTCTGAAAAGTGTTGTTTATTGGGACCAGATAAAGAGGTTTTAAAAAAATGGAACAATAAGATAATCCAATATGATTTGTTAGATGGTGTGGTTAGAGTACCACCATACATGTTATATAAGTCGGTAATTGATATTATCAAAAATATAGTTATTATTAAATCAAAGTATAAAAAGTTTATAATTTTCGAATCTATCGGGGAAAGTGGGGAAAATTGTTTGGTATGTGATGAAGAAACAACAACAACAGAGATTTATAATAAGTTTAAATCCTCAAAAAATAGATTTCGCATTTCTAAATTTATTTTGGATACTCATAGTGTAAGTTTGCATTTTATAATATCAGGAAAAGAAAGATTTTGGATTTCTCCTATTGTTGATCAATACATAGACAATGATGTTTTATTTAAAGGTGGGGGATATCCATCCACTATCTCCGCGAGTGATAAGTGTAGGGTGATAGAGGAAGCTGGAAAAATAGCAGATTTTTTATCTAAAGATTCCTATGTGGGATTGGGAAATATAGATTTTATGGTATCAAATGGGGATGTATTTTTTACCGAAATTAACCCAAGAAAGGCTGGAACTACACCATGTATGTCATATATGATGGAAAATTGTTTCAATTATAGTATACCTATAATCGAATACTATGCTGTGAGAGAGAAGAAGATACCGGAAATAAGGCAAATATCATCTGATATGTCATGGTCATTGAGGTTAGTAGATTATGACGAGTGGGCACCCAACAGTCCAGGTGATGAGAGATATAGTTTTATGTATAATAACCCCACACCCATCTTATATAATGAGTTTTATAAAAAGCATTCTTTTAGTGTTGGCATAAATGATAAAGTATAATAGGTGCCCAATTTGTGGATCGGAAAGTATTAAATTACTTTATCAGGGCAATGTTATAGGAAATTCATCAAAGGGTTATAGTGATGTTATAAAAAATAATTCAGCAATAAAGAAATATGTTAAAAGAACATATTCCGTAGTAGTAAAATATTGTTTGGACTGCTTTCATGGTTTTCAGAGTGAGGTATTCTCTCCAGAAGAGGAACTTGAGTTTCATAGATCATATTTTGCTGACGGTGGTGAGAGTTGGATTTTTGATTACTATAGTAATGTTGATATTTTGGTCAAAGAAATAAAGATAATAAGAAATATCACTTCATTCAAAAATATTTTAGATGTAGGGGCCTCGCAGGGGGAGTTTTGCTTTTTATTAAAAGCTTTGCATATTACCCCGACAGCTTTTGATTTATGCACCAAAACAAATAAGTATTTAAGTGATAATAATATAGAGTGCTTTTCATCTATAGGTGGGATAAATAGAAAGTTTGATGTTATTAGGGTAAGTCATGTGTTGTCCCATATCCAAAATGATGTAGGGGAATTTGTTAGAAATCTGACAGATTTATTAAATATTCATGGAATAATATATTTTGTGGACCATAAATTAAATATTTTGGATCTATCTGTAATAAAAAGTCCTCTGTTGCATACCAACATTTTTTCAGAAAAATCTATTTCACTATTAATTCCCGACTGTTTGGAAGAGGTACAAGTACAGGATTTTAACGAAGATTATTTACTTTTTAAATGTTATAGGAGAAAGTGTGTATAGCTCAAATGAATGGTCCCCTTTAAAGGAAGTTATTGTTGGAAATTCTATTAATTCCAATTTAAAGGGCCTGGATTTATCATTTAAGATATTTTTTCATGACAATATTTACAATGATTTGCATGGCGGGGATATCTATTATAGTGGAAGAAGTCTTTCCAGAGATATAAAATTAAAATATATAGAGGAGCATGAGGAGGATATAGACACGTTTGTTAAGGTATTGGAGAATGAGGGTGTTAAAGTCCTTAGACCAAAGCAGATGGAGTATATAACTGACTTCAAGACTCCATACTGGAAAAGTTTGACCGTTCCTGCACTAAATATTAGAGATCAGTGCTTGATTATGGGTGATGAGATAATAGAATCCTCTGTTCAGGTTAGGTGTCGATATTTCGAGAATGATTTGTTAAAAAACATTTTTATGGGTTATTTTAGGGATGGGGCCAAGTGGAGTTGTTCTCCCAGACCGATGCTACTGGATAACTCGTTTGATCTGAGCTATATAGAATCTAAAAAAGGGGTTGATATCTCAAAATACCCAAAATCAGACAGTATCTATGATATAGGGTTTGAAATTATGTTTGATGCCGCCCAGTGCCTACGGTTTGATAATAAGATAATTATAAATGTATCCAATAAAAACCATATTTTTGGTGCCGATTGGTTAAAGAGGCATTTGCCGGATATAGAAATTTTTGTAGTAAATATATGTGATAATCATATAGACAGTAGTTTGATGCCTTTAAATGAAGGAACCATACTGGTAAATCCAGAAAAGATTAAAAAAATTGATAACTTACCAAAATTCTTAAAAAATTGGGATATTATCTATGCCCCAGAACCAATTAATGATTTTGTGTATGATGGTGATTTGCTACTAGCCAGCAAATATATAGATATAAACGTTCTATCTTTGGGTGACAATAAGATTATTGTGAACGAGTCATACAAATCTTTGATACATCTTTTGGAATCAAAGGGGTTTACACCGATTCCTGTAAGGATGAGACATAAAAGATTATTTGGTGGGGGGTTTCATTGTATAACATTGGATACCATTAGAAATAAGTAAAATATTTTATTGGAGTGCTTAGATAACTAAAATATAAGTGTTTTTAGATAAATAGTATATAATGAGTAACCATTATCCACCACTATATAATAAGGAAATATAAATTATGAGCATAATTAGAGATTTTATCGAATATTATCGTATGCCGGCCGAGATAAAAATAAGGTTGATGGACTTTGAGGTTAAGCATACTCTGCTGAATGGTCGTGAAGAGAGATGTTACTACGCTCTTAATGGGTCTAACCAGTATCGGATGTTTGTTGATATGTTTACGCATGATAGTGTCAGGTATCGCAGAATGCAGGTGGTATATGATATAAATTTTAATATCGTGTATATGACCAACCAATATGATTTTGGTAAAAAGATGAGAACAGATACATTCTTTTATGGTTCTGGTGTAACCGCCGGGGCTGTGATAAGAATGGATTCTGTTGAGACTGATATCAATGAGACATGGGCACCTCTCACTGCATCCACTGGATGGCCTAACTATAATTTTGGTGCTACTACCGGAGTTAGTAGTGTTGCAGCTGGAACTAATGTCACAGTTAATAATACCGATCCAAAGAATCCGGTAGTATCTGTTGCTGGAAATATTGTAACCAGTATTGGTGCTGGAACTAATATTACGATAGATAATACAAACCCAAAAATCCCGGTGATTAGTGCGGCTGGTTCCACTGTGGTGGACCCCAAAGCATACTCGATATCAAAGACTAGTATTGTTAATACAATAGCATATACTACCTGGACTGACTATTTAACACTATCAAATATTTCTATTCAATATGGGCAGGTGGTTCACATTTTTTCTAGGTTAGAATTAGGGGCAACCATGGATGGTGATCTTAATCAGGTTTCTGCCGGGGATGTTCTTGCTAGAATTACTCTAAATGGGGTAGTTATGGATTATACCGGAACCAATGGTCATATTGACTATACACAAACCAATACTATTATCTGTAATTCGTATTATAGATGGACTGGTACATCCAATCCTGTTTCGGTGAAGATGCAGGTATATAATGTAGGTGGTCAAGAGTATTATACAAACTCTGGCCATGTAGCTGGTGCCAATACAGGATATTCATCGACACTTACGATTTCTATAGTGTAAAGATTATAAAATAGGAGCAACGCATGTTGATATACAATTATGATGATACCACATTTGAGTTTATCGGTGAGTCAGAGATATCTTTTGATGGTACCGGTGAGCAACCAGTATTACCAAACTTTTCTACTACACTAAAACCACCAGAAACAGTTTCAAATCAAATAGCCGTTTTTGATAATATATTAAAAAATTGGACTATTATGGATGATTTTAGAGGTATTATATATTATGATATTATTGGAATGCCATATAAAATTACCGAGATAGGATTTAAAGTGCCATCGGAATGTTTGTTGTCATTCGAACCACCCAAATATACTTGGTTTTATACAATAGTTGATCATCAATGGAAACCCAAGTCAATAGAATATATCAGAGATATTAAAATAGACGAGATATATAAAAATGTATCTAAAGCAATTGATATATCTTTAAATAAATATTCTGCTGGTGAAAGAGAAACATGGTCAAAGATGAATGATGAATGTTTGAAGTTTAAAAGTGATGGTGTTGTCGGACCACATATGACTGCAAAAATCTCATCAAGTATTGCATACAATACAGCCGAAAAACTATCAGATGTTATAATAGAAAGATATAGTGACTATTTAGTTAAAAAGTATAACTTTGAGGCGATCAGAGATAATCATAAAATCAACATTAGTGGTATTACAGATATATTTGATTTGATAAATTATAATACACGCATATCTCTATAAAAGGATAAAATATAATGGCATTTTGGAATAAATGGTTTGGTGGAGAAGAGCAACTTGTGGAGTCCACCAAAGCCTTCGTAGGTAAGGGTAATCATGGAGCATCCGACAAGTTTATAGATTCTATAAAGGGTGAGGGTGTTGATGACGTTCTTTATCTAGGCTTTGGTAAGGAGTCGGCCGGAAATTTCAACCAGTTTTATAATGATTTTATCAATGTCTCTTTTGCTAACAAGAGAATGAAGATTGCCAACTATCGGATAATGGCTGAGATGCCAGAAATATCCTCTATCATCGAGGATATTTCTGTAGAATCGACACAAGAGGACAATGAAGGTAAAATCCTTAAACTTTCCATTATAGATCCATCTATAAGTGATAATGAGAATATAGTCAATAACCTGAGACTTGAGTTTGATGACTTATTTCATAACAAGCTTAGGATAAACAATCACATAATCGACTACTTTAGAACATACTTCATTGATGCTGAGATTTTTTTGGAGAAGGTAATCCAAAAAAATAAATCTTCCAGGGGTATTATATCTCTCAAAAAACTTCCAACAGAGACCATGGATGTCTTTATAAATCCAACCACAGGTCTTGTTGAGTGGTACTATCAGGTTCTTGCTACTGATGTCAAACCACCTCAGTCATTTGAGGAGGCATCCAAAAACGATAAGCTCATAGTATTTTACCCAGAGCAGATAGCCCACCTTGACTATGGTATCTATAACGGAACCAAGAGGCAGGTTCAGGGTTATCTTGAGAAAGCTAAGCAACCCTTCAACCAACTAAAACTTCTTGAGACATCTGTAGTCATCTACAGGATAGTCAAGGCACCAGAAAGATTGGTATTTAAGATTGATACCGGTTCGATGCCAAGAGATAAGTCTATGAAGTTTGTAGAGAAAATCAAAAAGAGTCTGACACAGAAGGTGGAGTTTGACACCAAGGCTGGTTCTATGCGGAACCAAACCGATGTTATGTCAATGATGGATAACTACTTCCTTCCTCAGTCCGCTGACGGTAGGGGGTCTAGTGTGGAATCAATCGGTGGCGACCCCTCTGGGTTCGCACAACTGGATGATATATACTACTTCGCCAGAAAACTTTACATAGCTCTTAAGTATCCGGTTAGTCGGGTAATAAACGAAGAGAACCGAACCCCCGGAGATAATCTATTCATGGGTGGCAACTCTTCCGAGATTACCATAGATGAGATAAGATGGGCAAAGTTTCTTGAGAGACACCAAGCTCGGTTCTGTCAGTTGTTTACTGATTTATTTTTGTTGCATCTTGAGTTTAAGGGTTTGAAGGCCGAGTATGATGTTGATATCAATAAGATAAACATTGTAATGACCCCACCCAATGATTACAAAGCCCAGATGCAACAAATGATGATGGATACCAGAATTGCTAACTATACTTCTTTGTCTAATATGGAGGAGTTTAGTAAGTCATTCCTTATGAGAGAGTATTTGAAGTGGGATGATGAGATGATACAGAAGAATGCTAAGGGATTACAAGATGATAAGGTGCTATTCCCACAACCTGAACTGTAATCTCCATAAAACGTAGAAAAAAATATAAGTATTAGAATACAACAGTATTATAACAAAGGAGAAGTGAAATGGACAAGGATAAAATTGTAGGGGCGTTTGATGCGTTTGTAGAAGAAAGATACGCTGATAGTGAGGAGATTTTGAGAACTCAACTAAAACAAGCTGTGAATGACTTCCTTAAGAGTAAACTTGAGTTGACTGCCGATCCTATTCAAACGGCAACTATAGAAACTCCCGGTGAAACCGGAGATACAGAGGAGTAACAATGGCTTTTTTAATTACAGAGGCCTCATGCGAGGTGGAACTTTGGGAGAGTAAGAATAAAACTCCTTATATCGTTGGTGTGTTTGCCTCTGCCGAGGTTAAAAATGCTAATGGTAGGAAGTATCGTAAGGATATTCTTGATCGTGAAGTAAATAAGTTTGTTGACGAGAAAATCAAAACACGAACATCATACGGGGAACTTTCACACCCAGAATCCAGTGAGATTAACTTAGAGCGTGCTGCTATTCTAATCGAGTCGTTGGAGTGGCGTGGTAATGATGTTATGGGTAAGGCTAAGATCCTATCAACTCCAATGGGAGAGATAGTAAAAACTCTCGTTAAAGAAGGTAGTATTGGTATTAGCAGTCGTGGTCTGGGAACAGTAAACGAGAGTGGTTATGTGAACGAAGACTTCACATTACTCTGCTGGGATATAGTTGCCGATGCGTCCAACCCTGGTAGTAAATTTATGAATGGTATTCTTGAGGGCAGAACATTTGAGATCAACAAGGCTCCTAGTGTTCCTATGTCACTTAAAGAGGCTCAAAATTTATATTTTAAATATTGCAAATCCCTGATAGAGGATAGTGTTAGGAAAATATAACCACTATTTTTAGTTGTTATTTGGGTATTTTCAAAACATGTTAGATATATTGTATAATAAAGATAAATATAATATATGAAACAAAGGGTTAATGGTCACCATTGAAAAGACTATATACAGGAGAATAAAAAATGGATAAAATTTTTGAAATTCTTGGCATTGAAAGACTTGATGAATCAAAACAAGTCGAGCTCAAGGAGACCCTTAAAACCGTTATTGACGTTAAGGCTACTGAAATCGCTGAGTCAAAGGTTCAGGTTCTTCTTGGAGAAGCCAAAACCAAGCTGAAAGAAGAGTATGAGGCAAAGTTTGATGAGTATAGGGACGGTCTTACCTCAAAGTTTTCTAACTTTGTAGATTCCGTTCTTGACGAAGAGATGATCATTCCTGAGAATGTCGTTAAGTATGCTCGTCAAGGTGAACTATATCATGAGCTTATTGAGCAGTTCAAAACTCGCCTTGCTATTGACGAGGGTATGATTTCTGCTGAAGTTCGTGCTATGCTGAAAGAAGCTAAGGGAGAGATTGAAGCCCTTAGAGTAAAACTGGACGAATCAAAAGGTGTCAATCTGAACCTTGAGAAAGATGCCAGTGAGATGGCCGCACAACTTTATGTTCGTGAGAAGTGTGATGGTCTGACCGAATCTCAAAAGAAACACGTTATCAATCTCTTAGGTGACGAGATCGTCAAAGAGAATATCGATAAGAAGTTTGATATCATTGTCAAAACCATGGGTCTCATCAAAGAAAGTGATGACTCTGATGCTGATGACAAGGGTGGGGACAGTGATCCCGAAGAAAAAGTTTTTGAAATGAAGTGTGAGGATTGTGGTAAGTCTGTATCTGTAAAAGAAAAAATGGATGAGATGGAGTGCCCTGAATGTGGTTCCGCTATGAAATCCGGCGATACTGTTAAAGAAGGCAAGGTTGTTGTCAAGTCCGAAAAATCGCAGTTAAATGAAGGAAAATCCCCATGGGAGACTTATAAGGGTATTTGGCTTAAGTCTATCAAAGGGTCTTCTGAATAATCCCGTTCCAACTAAGGAGAATTAATAAAATGGAAAACGTAAACGTATTAGTTAAAAAATGGGGTGATATTCTCAAAGAGGGTACCAAAATCAAAACCTCTAACATTGAGAAAACCACCGCAATCATTCTTGAGAATGAACTTTCTTATCTCCATCGTGGCAATAAGATTGACGAGGGTACCACTTGGTCAGGTGATGCAGTTTCTCACAATCAAGTTGCTGGTGATGCAGACTTTTACAAGATTGCTATCCCAATGGTTCGTCGTACATTCCCTGAGCTTCTTGCTCATGAAGTAGTTGGTGTTCAGCCTCTTACCGGCCCTGTCGGTTTGGCGTTCGCCCTTCGTTATCGTGCTGACCAAACTTATGCCGGTGCTGTTGGTACCGAGCTTGGTTATAACACTATTGATCCTTTCTACTCTGCAAATCCTGCAACTTCTGCAGCATTTTTGAGAGCAAAAGGTGAGGAACTTGGTTCTAAAGCGGTTCCTAACGTAGGCACCCCACCTAACGAGTTCCCTGGTATCATGGGTGGTCTCGGTATTGGTAACGGTTCCGGTATCCGTGAAATCAGCATGACCTTGGAAAAGGCGCAAGTTGAAGCCGGTACCCGTAAGTTGAAATCACGTTGGTCTGTTGAGGTCTCCCAAGATCTTAAAGCGATGCACGGATTGAACATCGAAGAAGAAATGATGGACATTCTTGCATACGAGATTACCGCTGAGATCGACCGTGAGCTTATCGCCAAGATTAAAGAATCCGCAAACCTGAACGTGTCCTCGGTTGCAGTTGATTATCAAACCGATTTCGACGGTAGATGGGAAGCTGAGAAATATCGTAATATTTACAACCTTATCATTCGTAAGGCCAACCAAATCGCAATCGACACTCGTAGAGGTGCTGGTAACTTCGTTATCGCCTCCCCTGTTATGTGCGCCGCTCTCGAATCAAGTTCCTCTTTCACCATCGCACCTGTAAATGCCGATGTAAACACCAATAGTATCGGTGTTGCCAAAGTGGGTTCCCTTGATGGTCGTTTGATGGTCTACAGAGATACCTTCGCAACTATTGATGATATAGTCATCGGTTACAAAGGTGGATCGAGCTACGACACCGGTATCATTTATCTACCATACATTCAGTTGATGGTAAGTAAAGCTACCTACGAAGATTCCTTCCAACCTTCTGTTGGTCTTATGTCTCGTTACGCGATTCATAACCATATGTTTGGTGCTCATAACTACTACATTCGTGTTATCTTTGAGAACATGAACACCATGCCTGTCACCCCGTAATCGGCACCGGTAGTTAGTAGGTAATACAAACCCTCATTCCTTCACCGGGATGGGGGTTTTTCTTTGCTCAAAAATCTCTCTTGACTTTTCTCCAAAGTATGGTATAATAAGTTAAATGATATAATATAGGAGGATGACAAATGATAAAAGAAAAGTATATATCAATGTTGATTTCTAAAGGATACCGACGAACTTCTTGTAAATTCGGGACTGTTTCGAGGGTTGATAGACCGGACTGGCGTGAATATATGGCGAGAGATCATGCACCATGGGACATAAATGAAGGTCTTGAGTGGGTAGAGGCTCTTGGTGATAGTGCCGGTGATTACTATCGTAGAGTATTATCCAAGGATCACAAGGAGATTGGCAAGGAATATGCGAAGTTTTTTCCATCATCCAGTGATAGGGATGTAGATTGGGTTAAACCTTGATATAAATAGGAGTGATGATACTATACAAGGAGAGTAAATGGATAGAAATATGTTTTTGAAAGATCATGCAGATCCAGAACCGAATACCAGTGCCCTGGATGAGTTGTTTAATGTGGCTGTTGTTGACAGCCAGATAGTCAACTCGGATACCGGGGAAATCCTTGGAGAAGTTAACTCCATGAGAAAAGAACTGGAAGACCTTAAAGAGGGTATCCCCGACGCCGACCAGATAATAGTTGATAACATTGCAAGGGCCAACAGGATACTCGACCGTGTTGAGAGTTGTATAGGCACCGGGGCATTTACTGCAACGATGATTGAGGCTGCTGCAAAACTGATTGAGAGTGTTACATCCGCCGCAAACTCTATAACTGGTATAAGTTTTAATGCCGAGGTTATACGCCAAAAGGATAGAGAACTTGACCGGAAAGAGAAAGAGTTGACAATAAAGGGCTTGGTTAAAGGGGCAGAGAACGTCACCATTAATAATAATCAACTTATTATGAATCGTGAGGACTTGATGAAGATGATAAGAGAGGGTAAAGAGTAGTTATTACCCTCTCTTCTGAATGCTTATGGGGTTAGAGAGTTTCCGTTAACACTGTCTGTAATATTGGTGTTAACTTGCGTTCCACCCTCAACTATCGTGGTGCTTTCCGTAATTTTTTCTACATAAGTTTCTTTGTTAAAGGAACTTACATAGTCACGCAATTGAGCGGTTGCTGCCTCATTATCACTGGCATTCATCTTAACCATTCTGTCATTATCGGAGTCTGTCATCTTCCATTTCACTACACCCAAACCAACAGTTGTGGCACCGACAATACTGGCAACAACAGCACCGGTCCATTCACTATCCTTGATTTGTTGTGGAATTAAAGGTTTTATTTCTCGGTTAACAACCAAATGATACTCTTTGCCGTCTGGTGCAGGCAATTTCATATCCATAAGGGGTTTTCCGGCGACTTCGTAGTATGCCTTGGCATTGGCATCAAAACTATCATTATACTGTTGGTATGCACCTTTATCAGCACATCCAAAAAGATTTACAACTACTAATGAGCACATTAGTAATGATACAATTTTTTTCATAGGGTAATCCTCCATTTTCTATTATTTATATTAAAAACTTCTAAAATCCTCTAAAAGTTCTTTGGTAACCATTAAAATCTCCTTTTTGTAGTTCTCTATAGAATCCCAATAGTTATAGCATATGTAGTTTGGTTGTGGCCCGATAGTAACATTGTTGTCAGAATCGTTGCCATAGTCCACACTACCGTCTTTTCTTATAACAAGGATATAGAAAAATCGTATCCCTTCTTCTTCACACCAATCTTTTATTCTTTGTATCTCTTCACCTTCCCTGGAGAATGTGAAGAAAAATTTTAACTTAGCCTTTTTGCCCCACATAATATCTGCTGTCAAATCTCTGAATGGTCCATCAAAGTGCTCTACATAAAACTTCTTTAGGTCGGACAGCATCTTTCTAGCCTTGGGGGTTTTTGTCCCATCCCACCCCATATCTTTAGCAAACTCACAGCATGCGTCAATGGTTGAGTGTTTGTGGCTGGAAAAATATTTCTCCATTGCGATATCCGCAAATGTATCCTTACCCGATTGCGGGTATCCGTTTAACAAAATAACAATCATATCATCTCCTGGTTATAATAATCGATAAAATCCATATAAGTAATGATAACACAGTTCGAATCTGTTGTAAAGGAGATTATATGGCAGGATATGGTGAGGGAATAAAGCAGATAGGTAAAGACATTGAGTATACACCTAGACAGATAAAGGAGTTAGTCAAGTGTACCGATGATATATTCTACTTTCTGAAATATGTAAAAATCATCCACCCGGATAAAGGGCGTGTAACTTTCAAACCCTGGGACTACCAGAAAGAGTTATTCAAACTCATAGATAATAACCGGTTTGTCGTGGCCCTGGTTGCCAGGCAGCAGGGTAAATCTGTAATGGTTGCGGCATACCTTCTATGGTACTCCATTTTCAACTCAGATAAAACTGTAGGTGTTATATCAAACAACGAGGAGGGTGCCAT